ACAGGCAGTAAACTCTACATCTAAAGCATTAGGAATAAATTATCTAACTAAACGTTGGTCATCATAAAATCAGTGAATGTTTTCAAATACACATACATCACAGGATAGACTTAAAATTTGGAGAGACTTAAGAAACGATCCCTCTTATGATCTTGATTCCATTTTAGAGTGCTTTTCAAGTATTAAAATTTGTTCTAGATATATAGATTACTATACTCCCAAAAGTTGGCCTACTCCCTTTGAAATTGTTAGTGAAGGACATTTTTGTCAAAGCGGAATAACACTAGTCCTTCTGTCTACATTGCTTCATAAAGGTTTCATATTAGAAGGAGAAATAGATTTATGTGTGATAAGTAATAACATAAATGGTAATACAGGTTTAGTAGGAATTCAAAATAATAAAGTATATAATTTTGAAAAAGACAGTATTGTAGATATAGATTATCTTAAAGAAAATGCTACAATATTTCATAATAATAAAATACACACAAATGATATTTTATATTGACATTTAAATAGTTTTAAGTTACAATATAAATTAGGTAAATATATTTACAATTTAACTTTAAATAGACAAGGACACACATGCAGGTTAAAAAGAGAGACGGCACACTAGAGAATCTAAATATAGATAAGTTGCATAAAGTTGTGATGTATGCATGTGAAGGAATCAGTGGTGTCAGTGCATCAGAAGTAGAAATAAATTCTCAAATTCAATTTTTTGAAAGTATAGCAACAGAAGACATTCAAGAAACACTTATTAAAAGTGCCGCAGATTTAATATCAGAAGAAACACCAAACTACCAATATGTAGCAGGTAGGTTAATTAATTATCATTTGCGTAAACAAGTTTATGGAACATTTACTCCTCCGTGTCTATGTGATATCATACAAGATAATATAGATAAAGGATTTTACGATCCGGAATTTACAGATTTATACACAAAAGATCAAATCAATGAACTAAATGATCACATTAAACATGATCGAGATGAAGTATTGACTTATGCGGCTATGGAACAATTTCGTGGTAAGTATCTAGTACAAAATAGAGCAACAGGTGAAATTTTTGAAACTCCACAAGTTGCATACATGATGATTGCGGCAACATTGTTTGCTAAGTATCCAGAAGAAACTAGATTACAATATGTAAAAGCATATTACGATGCTATCAGTCTATTTAAAATTTCTTTGCCTACGCCAGTTATGGCCGGTGTTAGAACACCACAAAGGCAATTTAGTAGTTGTGTATTGATTGAAACTGATGACAGTTTAGATAGTATTAATGCTACTAGTGCCAGTATTGTAAAATATGTAAGTCAAAAGGCAGGCATAGGAATAGGAGCAGGTAGTATTAGAGCAGTAGGGTCAACAATTAGAAATGGTGACGCAACTCATACAGGTGTTATCCCCTTTTATAAAATGTTCCAGTCAGCAGTTAAGAGTTGTAGCCAAGGTGGTGTAAGAGGCGGAGCGGCTACATTATACTATCCTATATGGCATTTAGAAGTTGAGGACTTATTAGTATTAAAGAACAATAAGGGCACAGAGGACAACAGAGTGCGTCATATGGACTATGGTGTACAGTTTAACAAACTGATGTACGAAAGACTTATTAGTGGTGGTAATATAACTTTGTTTAGTCCTCATGAAGTTCCTGAACTATACGAAGCATTCTTTAACAATCAAGACAAATTTAAAGAATTATACGAAACGGCAGAACGTAAAACAAGTATAAAGAAGAAATCTATTCCTGCAATTGAATTATTCAGTTCTTTTGTAACAGAAAGAAAGGACACAGGTAGAATTTATTTAATGAATGTAGATCATGCTAATACTCATGGAGCATTTTTAGAAGAGGTAGCACCAATAAAACAAAGTAATTTATGTTGTGAAATTGATCTACCTACAAAACCATTGAATGATGCTAAAGACGAAGAAGGTGAAATTAGTTTATGTACTCTTAGTGCAATCAATTGGGGAATAATTAAAGACTTACAAGAAATGGATAAAATTTGTAATTTAGCAGTTAGAGGATTAGATGAATTATTAGATTATCAGGAGTACCCTATAATAGCCGCTGAATTAAGCACAATGAATAGGCGTCCGTTAGGTATTGGTATTATTAACTTTGCATATTGGATGGCAAAAAATGATAGCACATATCAAGAACCTAAATTAGAGTTGATTGACAAATGGGCAGAAGGATGGAGTTATGGTTTAATTAAAGCAAGTATCGAACTTGCTAAAGAAAAAGGTGCATGTCCCAAGAATATGGAAACAAAATATGGACACGGTATTACACCTAATCAAACATACAAAAAAGATGTTGACGAATTAATTAAAAATAAAGAACGTATGGACTGGAAAGGATTGCGTAAGGAACTAAAAGAACATGGTATTAGAAATAGTACACTAATGGCACTTATGCCTGCAGAAACATCCGCTCAAATAAGTAATAGTACAAATGGTATTGAACCCCCAAGAAGTTTTGTAAGTATTAAACAAAGTAAACACGGTGTACTAAAGCAAGTTGTACCAGGCTTTCCATATTATAAAAACAAATATGATCTACTGTGGGATCAAAAGTCACCACAAGGTTATTTAAAAATAATGGCTGTACTTCAAAAGTACATTGACCAGGGTATTTCGGTAAATACATCTTATAATCCAGAACACTATGAAGATGAAAAAGTACCAATGAGTGTATTGATACAAGACATCCTGATGTTTTATAAGTATGGTGGTAAACAATTATACTATAATAATACATTTGACGGACAAGGTGAAATAGATATTAATAAAGAAGATAATCTACCTGAATTAGATGTAGGAGAAATAGATGAAGAAGATTGCGAGAGTTGTAAAATATAATGACAGTTTTAAATACAAAAAATAGAGTAGATCATACCAAAGTAAAAATGTTCTTAGATCCAACAGGAGGGCCTGTAGTACAAAGATATGATACACTTAAATACAAACAGTTTGATAAACTAACTGATAAACAGTTAGGATTCTTTTGGCGACCAGAAGAAGTAGATATACTTAAAGATGCAACAGATTTCAAAAACTTATCAGATCATGAGCAACATATTTTTACTTCTAATTTAAAGAGACAAATACTATTGGATAGTGTACAAGGTCGCTCACCTAATATTGCTTTCCTACCTATAGTAAGCCTACCAGAACTAGAAACCTGGATAGAGACATGGGCATTTTCAGAAACTATACATAGCAGAAGTTATACACACATTATTAGAAATGTGTATGCAAACCCTAGTAAAGTGTTTGATGAAATGTTAGACATTAAAGAAATATGTGATTGTGCAGATAGTATTACAGAAAACTATGATAAACTGATAGAATATAATCTACTCAGAGATACAGGCAGTAAGAAATACGACATATATGAGCATAAGAAACGTATATATAAATGTCTAATGAGCGTAAACATATTGGAAGGCGTACGTTTTTATGTATCATTTGCATGTAGTTGGGCATTTGCTGAACTCAAAAGAATGGAAGGTAATGCTAAAATTATAAAACTAATTGCCAGAGATGAAAATGTACACCTAGCAAGTACACAGCAGATGTTGAAGTTTTTGCCCCAGGAGGACAAGGACTTTGCAAAGATACAGAAAGAATGTGCAGAAGAATGTAAACAGATGTTCATAAATGCTGTTGAACAGGAAAAGGCATGGGCAGATTACTTGTTTAAAGACGGCAGTATAATAGGACTTAACGCCGAACTACTAAAACAATATGTTGAGTTTATAGCGGCCAAAAGAATGCATGCCGTAGGCTTAGAAAAGGTATATAATAGTGGGACTAATCCTTTACCATGGACACAGGCATGGATAACAGGAGGTAGTGTACAGGTGGCACCTCAAGAAACAGAAATAAGTAGTTATGTTATAGGTGGCACAAAACAAGATGTCACAGGAGACACATTTAAAGGATTTAGTTTATAATGTATAATACAGAAGCATTAATCGGAAAAATTGTAACAATTAAATTAGTGACTGGAGTTGAGTTAATGGCTAAACTTATGTCATTTGTAAAAGCGGATAATATTATATTTTTAGAAGAACCTAGAACAGTTATCATTATGGATAATCAAATTGCTGTTGTTCCATATCAATACACGGGCCCAAGTATAGAGGTTGCGATGAGTACAGATAATATACTTTCTATAGTGGAATCTCTAGAAAGTTCTGCTAACGACTATTTAAAATTAATAGAGAATCCAGAATCTAAGTAATCAAAAGGCATAAATAGTAGTATGC